GGAGACTCATCTACACCCAGTCCTGACCAATTGTTGGGACTGGTGCAGTTTCTTGCAGGTCGCGCAGATGATACCAGTGCGCCAAAACAAATCAGTGTAGATGCATTCGTAAACTTGGCGCAAAGCCTGGACATCAATGTAAACAAAAACAACGTTCAAGAAATTGTGGGACAACCTCCACTAAGCAGTGTGTTGGAACCTCTAGACCCCAGCACCAACCAAATCATGTTCAAAGGTGCCGAAACAGGTGAACCTGTCAAAATGCCTGTGAACAAAGCACAAGATATCGTGGCCGCGGCAGCCAAATCGGCAATGAAGCGAGATCGATAACTGGTTGACTTAAACCAGTTCATAGTGTATAATACACTATAGGAGTTTTAAAATGATCAAATTTATTGCAACAACTGTGGTAGCACTTTCGTTTACAACACCAGTACTGGCCTGGGGCGACCGTGAACAGGGTGCATTGGCTGGTATCGTGGGCACTCTGCTGTGGCAGCGACTGGACAATCATAGCCAACCTCAGCCAAGACCTCAAGTGATTCGTCAACCTGTGTATATTCCGCCTACTGTAATCTATCAGTATCCGCAGGCATTGCCTGAGCGCCAGTGTTATGTGGTGCGTGAAACTCGCAACTACAACGGCACCTACACTAGAGAGATCCAATGTCATGGCCTACAGTGAAAAAGTAGTTGACCACTACGAAAATCCCCGCAACGTAGGATCGTTTGACAAAAACGATCTAGACGTGGGTACTGGTATGGTAGGTGCACCTGCCTGCGGTGATGTAATGAAACTGCAAATTCGAGTTCAAGACGGAGTTATTACAGATGCTAGATTCAAAACCTACGGTTGCGGTAGTGCGATCGCGAGTTCCTCTCTTGTTACCGAGTGGGTTAAAGGCAAGACGCTGGACCAAGCCGCAGCTCTTAAAAATAGCCAAATTGCTGAAGAACTCGCCCTGCCCCCAGTCAAAATCCATTGTAGCATCCTTGCTGAAGACGCCATCAAAGCCGCAGTAGACGACTACCGCAAACGGCACAACAACTCAACACAGCCGCACTGAGTATCTTGCCAGGTATGCAGTATGAAATCAATCACTTGCATCTTGAGCTGAGTTCGCTGTGCAATGCAAGATGTCCTTTTTGTCCAAGAAATTTTCAGGGATACCCGGCCAACCTAGGCTACACAGAGACCAATCTAAGCCTGGCCGATTTTAAAAAAACATTTATACCACCTCGTCTGGGCCGAGTACATCAAACAGTAATCAACGGCAATTTTGGAGATTTTGTGATGAATCCCGAAAGCATAGACATCATCAAGTATCTGCGCCGCAGTCGTCACAACATGGATATTCGTATTCACACCAACGGTAGTGCAAGAGATCGTGACTTTTGGTACACACTGGGCAGCATCGGAGTTACTGTGCTGTTTGGTATTGATGGCATAGGTGATACTCATACACTATATCGACAAGACACCAACTTTGACAACATCATAAAAAACGCTGAAACTTTTGTTGCAGCAGGCGGAAATGCTATTTGGAGTATCAATCAATTTGATCATAATCGACACCAGATGCCCGAAGTATATGTCCTTGCAAAAAAAATTGGTTTTTCAGAAGTTCAAGTTCGTCCCACCGCACGTGACAACGGTCCGGTGTATAATCGCAAGGGACAAAAAGTTGCTGCCATCAAGTCTGACTGGGAATGGCCTGATCAGCTAGACAAATCCTTTATTGAAATAAAAATTGCACAAAAAACATTGTTAGACAAGAAAAAAGTCAATATAGCATGCTGGGCCATCCGAGAACGCAGTGTTTATATGGCCGCCGACGGACACGTTTATCCTTGTTGCTGGACCGGATTCAATCCTACCGAATATCAATCTCATACCACAGTTACTGCCTGGAACAAAGAGTTGGTTAAATACGTAGGACATAACCATGCTCCTACAGTTGGTATAGAAGCAGCACTAGATTGGTTTGACAATCTTTCTGCTAGCTGGAATACCGACGACCAACCAGGAGTATGCCAACACAATTGCCAACATGATAACACTAACACCAACAGCATCTCGTAAAATTTTGCAGACACTGCAACGTCGCGGACACGGAACCGGTATACGTCTTGGTGTCAAAACCACAGGATGCTCGGGCCTAGCGTATGTGTTAGAATTTGTAGATTCCCCAAGACCTGACGATCAGTGTGTAGACTGTGATGGGTGTCAAATATTTATTGACCCTAAAAGCTGTGTTTACATGCAAGGTATGACTGTGGATTTTGTACGCAACGGCCTCAGCGAAGGCTTTGAGTTTCGCAATCCCAACGAACGAGATAGGTGTGGTTGTGGGGAAAGTTTTAGAGTATGATCGAACAAGTTCAGGCTCAAATGTCTCAGCGCATGCAATGGGCGCTGAGTCGCCCGGCTATTTGTTTGGCTCCATACAACACCATAGACATACGCCATAGCAGCGACAAAAAACAACAAATATATCAAACTTGTTGTTGCAACCTTGACGAAGCATTGTTTGTGCCAAGCAACGGCGATGACGCATTTGCTGAAATCAAACAACAGCAGATTGAAGGAGAATGGCCATCAAGTTGTTATCGTTGCTGGAAAGAAGAACAAAATGGTGGTCAAAGCGAACGTCTAAGAGCATTTGCTGAATTACCACAAGATCGTTTCAATGCGTTTGTGACAGACCAAAGCATTGGAGAATTTGAGTTTCGAATAAAATTTAGTAACTTGTGCAGCCTTGCATGCCGCAGTTGTAGTGCATCTGAAAGCAGCACATTTGCTAAGATTACAAAGACTGACACAGATAAATTGTACGAAGTTGACATCAGCGACCACGAAGAGCATTGGCAATTCATCACCTCTCGTATTCCTGTGCTGATGCAAAAAGCACAACACTTTTTTGTGCATTTTATTGGTGGCGAGACTCTGATACAACCTGGTATGTACAAATTGCTGGAGTGGATGGTTGATCAAGGGTTTGCACCTCGTATCAATGTCAGACTAACCACCGCAATGACTGTTAATCCCGGTGATACACTCATGAATTTGTTAATGCAGTTCGCTAGTGTGGACATAAATCTCAGCATAGACAGTGTAGGGGAAAATTATCAGTATGTGCGTTGGCCAGCACGATTTTCAAAAATTGAAACCAATCTTGAACAATTGATCAATCACCAGTCTGTCTTGACTGTACGAAACGGTCGTAAAATACATGTACCCAGATGGAAGTGTGCAGTAAGTCCTGTGTTCAGTCTAAACAATATTTTTTATATCGATGACTGGCTCGAGTACTGGAGTCAATGGTACAATCGTCATGGTATTGTGTTTCACAACTTTGTGGCAAATTTGACCATGCAAACCAATCATCTAGATGTGCAAGCATTGCCTACGCAATACAGGCCGCAGCTGATAGAATCTCTAAGAAAATGTTTGTTGCATCCTATCTTTGAAACATATCCTGCTCAACTGGCTGCGGTATACAACTTTTTGACGATTACCATAGCCGAACTGGAAGACAATCAGCCTCAAGAAGAGTTGTGGGAAAAGTTTTTGCGCCATACATCATACTTTGATCAAAAGACTAAATTAAGCTTTGCAATATTCAATCAAAGGCTGTATAATATATTGAGCACACAAGACCGAGAAAAATTCAGATCAATTGTTGAAAATACCAATTCTGAATCTACTCTAACACAGGCCATGACTTTTACTAGAACCAATGTACAATCCCAAATTTGAATACAAGCCAATCCCTCGTGTGGAGGTCAACGGCAAGAGATTTTATGCCACGCCCGACGGCAACAAGTTACCTAGCGTGACAACCATACTGGACAAAACCAAGCCTGCAGAAAGTCGTATTGCTCTGGCCAATTGGCGCAAATCTGTGGGCGAAGCCCGAGCACAACAAATCACCACAGAAGCGGCCAACCGTGGCACTCGTATGCACACTTACCTTGAAGACTATGTCAAGCACGGTGAGATCAAAGAGCGCACAACAAATCCTTATTCATGGGCCAGCCATGCCATGGCACATGAAGTGGTGACCAAAGGGCTGTGCAACGTCAACGAATTCTGGGGTATTGAAGTACCGTTGTATTTCCCCGGCGTATATGCAGGCACCACAGACGGCGCAGGCGTACACTTGAATCAGGAAGCTATTCTGGACTACAAGCAAAGCAACAAGCCCAAAAAGCGTGAATATATTGAAGATTACTTTTTGCAATTGTGTGCCTATGCTGAAGCACACAACGAACTGCATGGCACACGTATTCGCAAGGGTGTGATTTTGATGTGTGTGAAACCAGATGTAGACGAACAGTTCAACATCATTAAACCCCCACAATATCAAGAGTTTCTATTAGAAGGCACAGAGTTTGAGAAATACCGCAGTCTTTGGTGGCACCGAGTTGAGCAGTACTACATGCTAAATATGTAATCAACTGAGGATTACACTGTGGCCATTTTACAAATATCTAGAATTACCCAACGCAAGGGACTTGAGCAAGATCTTCCGCAACCGTTAGCAGGAGCCGAATTTGGCTGGGCTGTGGATCAGCGCAGACTGTACATTGGCAACGGTGAACTGGTAGAAGGCGCTCCTGTAGTGGGCAACACAGAAATTCTCACAGAATTCTCGGATTTGTTGGCCTACAGTACTGCCTACACATACGAAGGCAATGCTGGCGGTTATGTGGTACAAACTGGTGCAACATCAGGCAGTCCTGTTACACAAAGTCTGCAAAACAGATTGGACAGCTATGCTGTGGTCACCAACTTTGGTGCAGTAGGTGATGGCGTCACAGACGACACTGCTGCTATCAATCGTGCGCTGTTTCAGATATACTGCCGAGAAGTTAACCCACAAATTCGACGCAGTTTGTTTTTTCCAGCTGGCGTGTATCTAATCACAGGCACCTTGCTGATTCCTCCATACGCACTGTTGTACGGCGAAGGCAGTGAATCCAGCATCATACAGTTTAAGGTAGACACATTCAGTGGCACAGTCACAGTGGGAAATATTGCCTATCAAGCTGGTGTGCTGGTATATTACCCGGCAGGAGTTGGGGGGAATTATTATTTCCGTTCACTGGGGGAAGTACCAGTGGGTGTCAGCATTGACAACCCAGTGTATTGGGATCCAGAAACACTGCCTGAGTTTGTGATAAGAACTTCGGACAGTTTGCAACAAGTGGGCGGCAGTATCGGTACCAACGGCGGCATTGCGCCTCGCAACGTTGAAGTTACCAACATGAGCATTCAAACGTTCAACGTGGGCGACATGGGGTTAGTACCACCAATACCGCACAGCATCAGCCTTACAGAAAACGCTGAACAGATCACTTATCAAAACGTCAACTTTGTTGGCCCACTAACTACAACTGACATCACTGCCAGCACTGACGATCTCAGCTGTGTGAGATTTGCCAGCACAGGTGCAAATCCTTGCACTCAAATCAAGTTTGACAACTGCAAGTTTTCCAATGCTGTGTATGCGTTTGCTACTGATCAAGTGATCAAAGGTGTCACTGTCAGCAATAGTTATTTTGACACTTTGTATCAAGGCGTTGTGCTAGAAACTGATCCTACTGGTGTGCGATTTGTGCAGAACATCTTTGACAACATCTATGCACAAGGTATTGTGTTTGATGGCACATCTCTCAATGCCACAGCCTACAACACGTTCTACAATGTGGGAAATTCTATTCTGGCTTCGGCCGGATACTCTGTCATTGATATTGACGGCGACAACAATGTCAGCATTGGTGACATGTTTGAGCGTACCACTGCACAGAGTGCTACATATCCCAGAATCAATCTGACCAGAACCAATAGCATTGCTCTGGGCATGAACATTCGTGGCATTGCATACACCATCGACGGTGTTAGCAATACTACTGTGGCCAATCAGATGAACCTGGGCAATTATCAGCGTACCGCTGGTATTGATTCCATATTGGCAGACAACAATGCTGGAACACTGTTTGTGGTATCTACTGCTACTATCAAAGCATTTAGAGTAGATTACACTATTTCTCGTGGCACATCATTTAGAACTGGTAGCATGTTGGTGGTCAACGGCACCGTCAGTGGATTTACCTACTCAGACGACTACGTGGAAAATACCAGTACTGGAGTAACTCTCACTGCTACTGAAGCCAGTGCTGGTGGCAATATCACTGTGGCCTATGCCACAACATCAACTGGCACAGCCGGGTCTATCACTTACTCAATCGCGCACCTAGCATAAATGTGGCCCAAAACTTTTGCTGAACGACTAGCCAGCTGGTCGACACTTCGTCGCCAGTGCGAAACACTGGACACAGAATCTGCACTATCGACCATCAACGCCTGGTGGTTTAACACACCATGGACTCCGTACCACTTACACTGGGATGATCAGCCAAATTGGCCAGATCCGTGGCAATTGTTGGATGACAACTTGTATTGTAGTCTTGCAAGAGGCCTAGGAATCATGTATACTATAGCTATGTTGGATCGTGAAGATCTACAGGATGCGGTGCTTGTAGAGGTGGACGGAGACAATTTAGTCCTAATTGGCCAAGAAAAATATATATTGAATTGGGACCGAGACACTGTCGTAAATATCAACCTGAGTCCCAAAAAAACTCGGCACAGTATTACCCAGTCTCAAATAAAACAACAAATTAAGTAAGCACAGAATGAAAATTATCACCGTCGTTAAACGCAGTGGCCAGCGTGAACCCTTGGCCTTGGAAAAGTGGCAGACACAGATTGCTAAAATATGCTCAGGTATTGCAGATGTTAGTCAAAGCATGGTAGAAATCAAAGCTCAGTTACATTTTTATGATGGTATTACCACCAAAGAAATTGATGAGATCACTTTGCGAGCCATTGTGGATCTCATTGATGTGGAATCTAACCCTGATGTGGGTCATACCAATTACCAATATGTAGCTGGAAAACAACGTCTTAGCATGTTGCGCAAAGACGTTTACGGCAGCTACGAGCCTCCCCACTTGTATGAGATCGTGAAGAAGAACGTGGCCACAGGCCTGTACACTCCTGAACTTTTAGAATGGTACGATGAGGCTGATTGGAACCGTATGAATGACATGATAGATCATGTCAAAGATGAACAGTACAGCTATGCTGCCATTGAGCAACTGATTGAAAAATATCTGGTCAAGAACCGCTCGACAAAAGAAATGTATGAAACTCCACAAATTCGTTATATGGTTGCAGCCGCAACTGTATTCCATAAAGAGGAACCTAACTCAGCACGTATGCGTTATATCAAAGAGTATTACAACGCCGCGAGCGACGGACTTTTTACTCTCGCTACTCCTGTATTGGCTGGCCTTGGTACTCCTACTAAACAGTTTAGCTCTTGCGTACTCATTCGTTCGGATGATGATCTAGATTCTATATTTGCTAGTGGAGAGATGATGGCCAAGTATGCCAGCAAACGTGCTGGCATTGGTTTAGAAATTGGACGATTACGTCCATTAGGCTCGCCCATTCGTGGTGGTGAGATTATGCACACAGGTATGATACCATTCTTGAAGAAGTGGTTTGGTGACCTGCGTAGTTGCAGTCAAGGAGGTATTCGTAATGCAAGTGCTACTGTTTTTTATCCTATTTGGCATCATCAGTTTGATGATCTTATTGTTCTTAAAAACAACCAAGGAACAGAAGAAACCCGAGTCCGTCATATGGATTATGGGGTTGTGCTTAGTGCCTTCTTCTGGAGACGATTTAAAAACAAAGAACAAATAACATTCTTTGATCCTAACGAAGTTCCTGACTTATATCAAGCATTCTATTCAAATACTCAACTGTTTGAAGAACTATATGTCAAGTATGAAAACACTCCTGGGCTTCGTACAAAAACAATGTCAGCTGAAGAAGTTTTTAAGAGTGGCATCTTGAAAGAACGCACAGATACGGGACGTATCTATCTAGTGTTCATTGACAATGTCATGAACCAGGGTCCGTTTGACCCAGAGTACCATACCATTTATCAAAGTAACCTTTGCTGTGAAATCCTATTACCTACTCGCTCTTTCAAGCGTCTTGATGATCCTGATGGTCGCATTGCTTTATGCACGTTGGGTAGTATTAACTGGGGAGCTTTCCGCAATCCAGAAGATATGCGTAGGGCTTGCCGTATACTTCACCGCAGTCTTAACAATATCCTTGATTATCAAGACTTCCTAAGTATTCAAAGTAAGTTGAGCAATGATGAGATTCGTCCCTTGGGTATTGGTATCACAAACCTTGCCTACTGGCATGCCAAACGTGGACTACAGTATGGCGACAAAGATGCGCTGGCTGAAGTCAAAAGCTGGATGGAACATCAAGCCTACTACCTCACAGAGATGAGTGTGGAACTGGCCAAGGAACGTGGTCGTTGTCTAGGATCAGATCAAACTCGATACGGCAAGGGTGTGTTCCCGTGGGAACTTCGTGCCAAGGGTGTTGACGAACTTGCCAACTTTGCTCCTGAACTGAACTGGGAAGGCCTACGTGCTCAAATGCGCGGACACGGAGTTCGTAATGCTACCACTATGGCCATTGCTCCTGTGGAATCCAGCAGTGTGGTGATCAACTCAACCAACGGCATTGAAATGCCCATGAGCTTGATCAGTGTAAAAGAAAGCAAGGCAGGTAGTCTTACACAAGTAGTGCCTGAGTATCACAAGTTGAAAAACAAGTATCAACTGATGTGGGCACAAAAGGATTGTGATGGCTATCTGAAAACTGCTGCGGTTCTGGCCGCTTATGTGGATCAGAGTATCAGCACCAACACTTTCTACAATCCTGCACACTTTGAAGGTCGAAAGGTGCCCACAACCTTGATTGCCAAGAACTTGATGCAGGCTCATTACTGGGGACTAAAAACATTCTACTACAGCTTGATCAACAAGCAAGGCTCAAAACAAGTAGACGAAGCGGTTCCTCTTGAAATTATTGATTTTGATCTTGAAGAAGATTGTGAAGCATGTAAACTTTAACGTGAATATTGGCTCACAAAAATATGATAGATCGTTTATACCAACAGTGGAACATCCAGCCTGCTAATATTCATGGCGATTGTTTCACTGGCTACGAACATCTGTACGATCAATTTGATTCGTACACTAAAGATGTTTATCAAATTGATCCTGAAGGCACAATTGAAAAAATCAAAGATCTATATAGGTCTGTAAATCTTGTGCCTATTGATTATTTTACAGAACCGGGCTTAATAAAAGAATTAAGACTTTTTCGAGATAAAAAAGTCAATGTAATAAGCAAAGACGCATTGGGGTTAGGCAACAATCGCGGCCAGACTATCAATAGATTTTTGTTTCCAAACATGATGACTGCAGAGCCCAAAGGTCGAGGCAGCAATAGTTTAAGAGATAGATTTTTAAATGATGCCAAATTAAAAAGAGCCATACGTATCTGTTTTGAATTTAGAAAAGGTGACAAATTAGTATACCCTACAGCATTACGTAGAGCATTAGAACTGGTCACCGGCGAAAACATTCAAAATTTTAAATCACAAAATGCCAGAAGCATTGTGGAACATTTGTGTCCCATAATGTGGGGGTCAATATATGATTACTCTGCTGGCTATGGCGGACGATTACTTGGCATCAGTAGCAGTCGAATGAATTACAACTACGTTGGCATAGACCCCAACACAGAAACCTTTGAAAACTTGCAGTACCTATCTAGTCTGATATCGGAAGCATATGGCCGCACCAGCACATTGCATTGTGATGTAAGTGAGAACTTCCAGCCCAACGACATTGATCTTGCGTTCAGTAGCCCTCCGTATTTTAATCTAGAAAAATACTGTGACGAGCCTACTCAATGTATGGTCAGATGTTCAACAGTGGATGAATGGTTTGAATTATATGTGGTGCCTACTATGCAACGTATACATCAAGGATTAAACAGTGATGGTGTATTTGCCACAAATATTGCTGATTATAAGATTACAAACACTCAAAAATATCAAGTGGTTGACAGATGGATCAGTACAGCAGAACAAATGGGCTTTCAGTATCAAACCACAATAAAAATGATGTTGAACACTAGACCCGGAGCAGGCAACGATAAAAAACAAGGTAGAGAAAAATGGGAAGGCATTTATGTTTTTACCAAAAAATAAAATATGGCGACTCTGGGCAAAAGCAATAGGTGACAAAGCAGGCGATACAGACTCTGATTCAGATCTTATTGCTTATATACGCACAGCAATTGTGTTATGCTATATACTAACCAACCTGTTTATTATAGCAGGTGTTATAAGACATTGGTAAAAAATAATGCTAGAAACAATCTGTGACATCATGGTGGACGCATACAAACGAAACTGGATCACCAGCCGTGACGGTAATGTGAGTATTCGTCATCACGATCGTGATCACTTTTACATCACACCCAGTGGTGTACGCAAACAAACACTGCAACCGGATCAGTTCAAAAAGATCAGTATTGACAAAACCATTTACAGCGGCTATGGGTCAGCTGCCTTCAACTACAGTTGGAGAGATTTGCCTTATTCAGATATCAGTGCAAACCTAAAGCCCAGCGGTGAGATCCCATTGCATTTTGGATTGCAACGAGAAATGGGCCAACACAAAGATGATGTTCGGGTAGTAGTTCATGTGCATCCTACCTATTGTATTGCTGCTATGCATGCCGGAATTGATCTTAGCACAATTAGCAATGCATTTCCTGAACTTAATCGTTATACACGGGTAGCACCCAACGTGGGAGATGTGCCTCCTATCAGTCAAGAACTTGCAGACCAGTGTCATAAGATGTTACAATTAGACAACAACGGCACGATTGCTTATGACATAGTAGGTATCAAGGGACACGGCGTTGTGGCCATAGACACCAGCCCGTGGCGTGCTTACGAGCATATTGAAAGACTAGAACATATTTGCAAGATAGTACTTGCATCAGGGAACTACAAATGAGCTATATCGTAGGATCGTTACCACCCATCAAGTGTTGGATCAAACGAGAATTTCTCTATAACTTTGAAAAGGGTCACGGCGAATTAGAACCTGCCATATGGGTCAGTCTCAAAGCACTACGTGGACAAGTGTTCCGTATAGAATCATTGTTGCCCAATTACGGTGCACTCTATGACAAACTACCTATTCATGCTTATGTGTGGCAGGAAGACTACTCGGGCAATTTGCCCGTAGATACCTTACAGCTTTGGGACTGCATGGGCTATCGTTTTACCATTATTGAAAAAATAGGATTACGTAATCTAGGAGTTAAGTTTCTAGGCAAGGATCGGGAATGGCACCACGGAACCTATTTGTTTACTGTGGACTTTTGTGCTGATGGAATGGATGTGGACACAGGCTTTACTGAGGTAGCAGAAGAACACAAGAGTTTCAACTTTATACGTTTAGAAAACGGACAGTTTGCTTGTCAGCCCAACAACCGATGCTTGTGGTACGATCAAAGTTTGATTTCTGGTAATGTTAAGTTTCCAGACTTCAAAGCCGCACAGACTATATTTACAGTGGATGGCACACGCAAGTGGAGTGCAGGAGATGATTGGTTTTACACCATAGAAGAAAAAAATGAATAACAGGAAATTATAAATGAGCAAACAACAATACAATTTAAAAACAAAAACAGACTATCTAAGCCGCAAGATGTTTCTGGACCCAGCAGGTCCAGTTACAATCCAACGTTTCGAAGAAGTCAAGTACAACAAGCTGGCCAAGTTTGAACAAGAGGCTCGTGGATTTTTTTGGGTGCCTGAAGAAGTCAGCTTGACCAAGGACAGCCAAGACTTCAAGGATGCCAGTGACACTGTGAAACACATCTTTACATCAAACCTGTTGCGTCAAACAGCACTGGACAGTTTGCAGGGTCGTGGCCCCAGTCAGATTTTTACACCAGTGTGTTCAATCCCTGAGCTAGAAGCGGTCATGTACAACTGGAGCTTCTTTGAAACCAACATTCACAGTCGCAGCTACAGTCACATCATTCGCAACATCTACAACGTGCCCAAGGATGTGTTCAACACCATTCACGACACACAAGAAATTGCGGACATGGCATCCAGCGTGGGCAACTACTATGACAAGTTACATGTGATCAACTGCCGCAAAGAAACAGGCAGTGTAGTTACAGAAACGGAACACATTGATGCCATCTGGCTTGCACTCAATGCCAGTTACGCATTAGAAGCATTCCGCTTCATGGTAAGTTTTGCCACCAGCCTGGCCATGGTAGAGAACCGTATCTTTATTGGCAACGGCAATATTATTGGTTTGATTCTACAAGATGAAATCATGCACAAGGAATGGACCGGTTGGATGATCAATCAAGTGGTCAAAGAAGATCCGCGTTTTGCTGCGGCCAAAACTCGCTGTGAAGCCGAAGTGTATCAAATGTACCTAGATGTTATTCGTGAAGAAAAAGACTGGGCCAACTACTTGTTCAAGCACGGTCCAGTAATCGGACTCAACGCCAACATCTTGAGAGACTTTGTGGACTTCACTGCCAAGAACGCACTAAACGAAATTGGTATCAAGTATATGGAGACAGCACCACGTTCGACTCCTATTCCCTGGTTCAACAAGCATGTGGACACCAGCAAGAAACAAACAGCCTTGCAAGAAAACGAAAGCACCAACTATGTTATTGGTGTAATGAGCGATACACTAGACTACGACGAGTTACCAGAATTATGATGCAACAAGATATTAGAAAACATTTAGACAAAATTAACGAGATGATGCAAATCAACGAAGATCCTATCACACAATTTGCCAGTTCAGCACACGAAGAATGGCGTCGTAACTTTGATCCTACCGGAACAAAACCCAGGATCAAAAAGAACAGCGACGGATCTGAAGGCGATATCAATCAACCATTTGATAAGATTCACCCAGACTGGCAAAGGGAAAACTTGGCCGCAGGTAAAGCAGCCGCCGACGCTGTGGCCAAATTCTCTACTGACATGGAAAAAGCCGCAGAGTACATTCACATTGAATGGATGAAGCGTAATCCCAAGGCTGACTATAATGCGGCACAACATGTGCCTTATGATCAATTGCCCGAAGATGAAAAAGAAAAAGATCGTGTACATGTACGTACAATGATGAAACTATTAGGAAAATAAAAATGCAAGCAATTGTATGGAGCAAATATCACTGTCCCTATTGCGATCAAGCCAAGGCACTATTAACACAAAAAGGTATACCATTTGAAGAACGCAAAATTGGAGATGGTTATACTAAAGAAGAATTGCTAGAAGCAATCCCCACAGCCAGAACAGTACCACAGATTATCCTTGACGGAGAACTCATTGGTGGATTTACAGAACTCAAAGCTAAACTAACAGAAAGCGTCTAATGACACAACTAGCACTCGAACACAATCAAGTATACACATTCAAAATGAACTCAGGCGAGGAAATGGTCGCCAAGGTCAAACAATCTGGCGGCGACTGGTTAATCCTTGAAGAACCTGTGAGCATTGCCCCTGGGCCACAGGGCATGGGACTTGTGCCCAGTTTGTTCACAGCAGATCCCAAGGAAGAAATTAGGTTAAATACTAACAGCGTTTCTTTGGTATCCAAGACTGATGACTCAGTCAAAATGAAATACCTAGAAGCAACAACTGGTATCAAAGTACCAGAAAAGAAACTTATACTAGGATAATATGCCAGCAGCACAGCGACGAGGTGACAAGAATGCCGGTGACGGTGTGGCCCAAGGCGGAGTTGATTCAGTACGTGTAAACAATCTGCCAATTATGATTCCGAGCCAGGCTGTGACTGCTCATCCTCCTTACGGCAAAAAAGGATCAAAAACTGTGCATAATGACGGGAGTCAAAAAACAGCTGGCGGTGTTGCTTCAGTTAGGGCTGGTAATAAACCAGTGGTTGTAACTACCAATGCTGACACCTGCGGCCATGCTAGGGTTGGCGGATCACCTAATGTGTTTGTAGGTGGCCGTTGATGAGTTATACACCGTTGCAACTGATAGCAGGCGCAGGCATGTTGGCCAACGTTGGTATTGCTAAACCAGTGTCTCTGACCAGTGCAGTAGCATCATATTCTTCCTTGACCTTTGTTGAAAATTTAATTGACACAGTGAGCCTGGCCAATACCTGGGGGGTTAGCAACAGTATTGTGACCACTTTGCAAACACTCAGTGCCAACACATGTCCGGCTCTGAGTGCTAGTATTCCCACTGCATATGCCAACACTGTGGTGTCAGTGCAAACCGAGCCAATTATTCCTACAACAGTCACAGGCGGCTTTGGCAACTTGATCATAGACACTGCTGATAGATACCTAGGCGATGGTAATTTGAGTCAGTTTGCTGGAGTATTTTCGTCTGCTGCAGGCTATCAACAACAGACCACTGAGTTGATCTATTGTGCAGTGAATGCTACTACCTATCTTGGTCCCACATTCACCAACATGAACAATCTCATTACCTGTGACATGAGCGGAGTAAGCCTTGCATTGCCGGCATTGTC